TTAAAGGCTCTGCATGGTTTTGCATTTGGGGAAGGTTGAACAGCCCCAGAATTTTTGGCCGGCATTGGCCCCTGTTTTACGGATGCGAACAATCATAGCGCTACCGCATTTCGGGCATTGCCGCTCGGCTGTCGGATCACTCCGGCGCTTGAGGTTCTGTACATGCTCGCGGTGGGTGGCGAGGGTTGGTGCGCGGCGGCCGGTTTGCAGGGTTTGCAACATCGCGCCGACTTCGGCCTCGCTGAATACCGGCTGCTGGAACGACTTGATATACCTGATAAAGCTGATGCCCTGAGTCACATTAGCCGGCACTTCGGTTTTGAAGGTGCTGCCGCCGACGAAGGTGATGACCGAGTACAGATGCTCGGGGCTGACGCCAAGGGTGGCTTCCAGGGCTTTGAGGTGCTTGTAGTTCTGTCGCAGCGGGTTCTGGAATTTGAACGTGCGCTTGTAGAGCTTCTGCGTCCACTGCGCCTGCTTCTCGCTGCCGAAAATCCAGCCGCTCATGTTCTTCGTTTCCAGCACGAAGATGCCGTAGGGCGAGAGGAATACGTGGTCGATCTGTGTCGTGCCGTCCGGCGTGTTCAGGGTGACGTTGTGCAGGCGGCGGTAGGTTTGCTTGTCCAGCTGCCAATGGGCAAAAAGGCGCACCAGCAGTTCGCCGATCTGCCCCTTGGCCCAAGGCGATTTGAGCAGGCCGATCAGCAGGGCCGCCGGGATAAACCAGGTCAGCCTGCCCCAGGCCTGGGCGACTATCGGGCTGTAATCCATTTTCTTCCTTGAGCAGAGCTGCTTGATGGCTGGGCGAGCAGATGTGCCGAAATCCAGTTGCCTGGCACTGATTCGGATAATGGCTAATTGATTTCAATGGCTCAAGGGGGGCGCGACCATTGTCCTATGGCGCGATGACGCATCAAGGACTGATGAGCCCGGTGCAGGCGCTCAGCGTGCTATCTGGTAACGGGTGCTACGCCCTCTGCCGGGCAGTCGCTCGATGCAGCCCTTTTCCAGCAGGTCGCTCAGGTGGCGGGTCGCTGTGGCTTTGGAAACCTTGGCCACAGCTTGGTATTGCGCCGCACTGATGCCCTCCTCGAACCCCCTTTCGCCGCCATCGAGCAGGCGGTTAAGCACTTTGATCTGCTCCGCCGATAGCGTTTGGCTGCGATGTGCCTGCCAGAAGCGCGCCTTGACCAGCACGCGGTCTATACGGGCAAGGGCTTGCTCCAGGCTCTTGAGCAAGGTTTCGAGAAACCACTGCAGCCACTTGGTGATATCCAGCCCGCCTTTCTGACTGGCTTCTAGGATGCGGTAATAGCCGGCGCGGTCGTCGAGGATGCTCGCAGACATGGCGTAGAAGCGAATGGCTTGCTGCTCACCCTGAGCCAATGCCAGATCGGTGATAGCGCGGGTGAGGCGACCGTTGCCGTCGTCGAAGGGGTGCAGGGTAACGAACCAGAAATGGGCGATGCCGGCGCGCAGAAAGGGATCGAGGCTGGCATCGCGGCGGCTGCTCTCGAACCAGGCGAGAAAGTCCGCCAGTTGCGCTTCCAGCCCCGCGCGGGGAGGGGCTTCGAAATGGACTGTCGGGCGGTCGATGCGACCGGAAACCACCTGCATGGGCTCTTCGCCACGCAGTGCACCGATGTGTAGCGGTCGAGTCAGCAGTTGCTCATCAGTGGGGAATAGCCAACGGTGCCAGGTGAACAGTCGCTGTTCGTCTAGCGGCTCTTGATGTGCGTGGGTGGCATCGAGCAGCAGTTCCGCCAGGCCTTCGGAGCGAGAGGTGGTTCGACCTTCTTCGTGCAATCCCAGTCGCCGTGCCAGTGATGAGCGCACCGAACCGACATTCAGTTGCTCTCCCTCAATGGCTGAAGAGGTGACGATGTTCTGCAGCATGGCATCCAGGCTGCTCTGCACTTCGGTGTCACTCCCCACGGCACCGAGCATTCCTAACAAACGACCCTGAGCCTGGCTACAGGAGCGCAGCAGTGGTGCAAGCGCTTCGGCTTGCCAGTTGAACTGCGGCCAGTCGGGCTGCTGCCAGATCCAGAGTGGGTCGTTCATAAGGGATATTCATGAGCCGATTAGAGAGCCTATTCGGCTCATTTTGTGAGCCGATAATGGCAACTATTCGGCTCACTGTCTAATTCTCAAGCTGGGTTGATAGCTTGATGAGCATGCCTGTTCAGGGTGACTGAGTCAGCTAAAGCGCCTGTTTCAGCACGTCAAAAACCTTGTGGACAGAGGTCGGCCGTACCCCTTGGGCATCGATAAAATTTGATGCAGGGACATGTAGCTCTCGGGCTACAAAATGGGGGCAGGTCACATGCGCTCGGAGCCGCAGTGCTGGATGTACACGCCGCGTACCATCTCGTCTTCGGTGCGGCGTGCCCAGTCTTCGGCGTCGCGCTTGGTGCGGAAGGTTTTTTCGTTGGTCGGCCAATCCGTTTTGCGGCCCACGGGAAGGGGGGACGACTGTTGCCATCAGATAAGGACTCCAAAGGCAAACTGGCTAACCAGTACTGTACCGACTTTGTACCTTTTGGCCATGGAGTCGTTTATGAGGCCACTACCCTAGAAAGCGCAAAGCCGCGCAGTGCGCGGCTTTGAAGGTGGTGGGCCCACACGGACTCGAACCGTGGACCAAAGGATTATGAGCCCGAAATCAAGGCGCATCCCGTCGTGGAAAATGTAGGAATAACAGGTTCTTGCGGGATATTTTCTGCCCATTTCCGGCAATGTTACCGGTGGCTGTGGACGTAATGTGGACACGCAGGAACTGTACCTGCTTCATTCCTTCACAATTCCTTTCACAGTGTGAAACGGCCCCTGGGCTCTCCAGGCCCAGCAGGGGCGCGTCCTGAGAGCCTGGTTTCATCTCACTCCGGGTTTCACGATTTCCACGACACACGGCCCGCCGGCGGGAGGGGGATAAGTGCGTTTTCCGAAGCTTTTTTTGAGGGATATTGATTTTTCTGTAATATGCTTTATTAGTATTTGATTTTAGATCATGTAAATAAGTTTCGGATTTCTAAGGTATGAGCATGCCTGTTTGTAATTTGTGTCTAAAGGAAACGGAGCTTTCACTGTCACACATTATTCCTAGATCTTTTTTGAAAAGGCTTAAGAAAAGCTCTCCACAGCTTATAAAGATCCAGGATGCTCCAGGCGTTAGGCCGGTAAAGGAAAATGCTGACTGGAAGGAAAGGCTGCTGTGTGGCGAGTGCGAAATTTTTATTAATGAAAACTATGAGCGAGGGCAGATCTTATTTCTTAGGGGGAGGGGGAATGTTTCTAAAAGTCATGATAAAATAACTTTTAGAAATTTTGACTTTGAAAGATTTTATTTATTTTTGCTTTCGATCCTCTGGCGTGCTTCGATCTCAAGCCATGAGGCGTTTGAGGTTGTAAAGCTTACTCAGGAACTACAAAACGTCTTCCGGCAAGCGCTGTTGAATAGGGAGGATAAGATAAGTGGTTCTGTTAGGGTTTCGGATGTTTTGAAGATAGGGATTGTGAGAATAACAAACCATCCTTATATGACAGAGGAAGAAACTAAGTCTATTATCTCTCACTTCAATTTGAGGCATGCGGAAGAGGGGCATATTTATTATTTTATGGTTGAGGGTTTTTTGATTTCATATTGCTTGCCAAAATCAAGTGAAAGTGAGTTTCCTAGAGATCTTGGGGTGTTCAAGAACAGCTTTTTCCTACGTATGCCAAAGGTCCAGGTTGAGAAGTCTGAGGTATTAGCAAAAATGTATGAGGGGATGATTTCGAAGGCGATAGAGTTTTCTACAGAGCTTCGGTGATGTAAGCCCGCCAATCGGCGGGCTTTTTCTATCCGGTGATCGGCTTTAGCTTCCCTGCCAATTTGGCTACTTGGGCCGCGTCGGCGGTGAAGTCGCCGGCATTGGTCGGTGGTCCTGCCGGCGGGTGGACGTGACCGGCCAACTGGGTGTTCATCTGCTGCACCAGGTCCAGCAGGTCGCACAATACCTGCAGGACATTCACGTCAGCAGACCCCAGCCATGTCTTCGGCGCCTGCAGGTGCTGGGCGACGGCCGCCACGCTCCGGCGCATTCCCTGGATACGCTCGTCCATGTTGGCGCCGATGGTGGCGTTGTAGCGCTGGCCGGCAACCAGGTTCAGGTCGCGCCCGGTGGCCTGGTGTAGATCGTCCACGGCGGCCAGGCTGGCGGATCCGCCGGATAACAGCTTGAGCGCACCCAGCGCCTCGATCCGCTTGACGCCGCCCACCTGCTCGGTCGCGTGGTCCTCGATCTCGACTCGGCTGCCTTGGTAGCGTTCGACGTTCTCCAGGGCCTCTATCTCGCGCTCCATTGCTTGATCGCGGATCCGCCCATCCGTCTGCCTCGTCCAATTCCCCGCGCCGTCTACGCGCTGCAGAACGGCTTCGCTGTGCTGCCACAGCTGATCCTCTTTCGGCAGCTTCGGCAGGCTCTGGCCGTGGGGCAGGATCTGCAAAATGAACGGCTTGTTCGGCAGGCCGTATGCGAAGCCCACCACCACCATGGTGCCTTCCTCGGGGAAGGCCAGGAACCCACGTTCGCCGCCGCCGTTGGGCAGCGGTAGCGGGACGCCCGGCATGGGCGGCAACGCCGGGTCGGCCTCGCCGTTCACGTCCAGAATCTCCAGATCTACGGCGAAGCGGGGGCGGAAGTCGTCGCACAAGCCGTTCGCCGCCGGCGGATCCGCCACGGCGGTGACGCGGGCGTAGCGCGGTAGGTGATAGCCGCCGGAGAGTTCGGGGAATTGCCGCTCTACGATACGGGTTACAGCTTCTTCCATTTGATGGCCATCTGGGTTCCGGTGAGCGTCACCGAGGTGATGCGCTCGCCCTGGTTGATTGTCGCCCCGGGGCGGATCCCGGGCAGTGCTGCCACCACGGCGGACTGTTTGCCCTGGTAGCTGTCGAACAGTTCGGTTTCCAGCAGGATCGGCGCCCGGGCGCCCCAGTAGCTGTCGGCCCAGCTGCCGACGTAGACCTCGCCGTTGCCCTGCTGGTGCCAGATGAAGTCGGGGATCTGGAACACCCGGGCCAGGCTGTCCATGGTCTGGTAGCCGGCGGCGAGCGAGTAGAAGTAAGGGGCTTTCGTCCTGGCGTAGTCGGCGTCCGGGACACGGAAGGTCAGGCCAGTCTGGCGGCTCACGTCCTCCAGAACCTCGCGGAGATCCACATGGCGTAGCCCCATGGGCAGGGGCTGGGCGAGGACGGCGGCCAACTCGCGGCAGAACAGAACCTGCTCGGTCGCGTTCGCCGCGCTGCAGCGCTCGACGTAGCCGAGGAAGTGCCGCTGCAACGGTCGCTCGTTGTAGCCGATATCGAGGGCCACCAGGCCGCGTACCGGCGCCGGTGCCTTGATGGTGAACGACGCCCGCCCAGGCGTGCGCAGATCCAGGCGAACTTCGCCCTGGACGAGAGGCACGACCTGGCCGTTTACGGTCAGCACCTGGTGCAGCTTCACGGCGTACCCTCCAGCGCCTGGTCCACGCGCTGCAGGATCCGTTCGAACCCTGTCAGTTCCTGCGTGGGCTTGCCGTCGCCGCCGGCGGCGGGATCCGCGACCGTGGCGCCGGTGCCGGCCTGCTCCTGGACCTTGTTTCCGGGCCGGCGTGTCTCTACACGCTCGGGGTTCGAGAGCTTCTCGGTCAGTGTGAACTGGATCCGCCAGGCCCGCAGTAGGTCATCTTCGCGCACGCTGAGGTTGTCGCTGAACTGGACCTGGCGCACGCCAAAGGCCTCGGCGGTCTTATTGACGACACGGTAGGTATGCAGTTGTCCGCCGCCCGCGGTCTTCTCTGCCATCCGCACCAGGGCCACCAGGTGCGTCTGGTCAACGTAGGGAATCATCAGGCTGACGGTCAGCCCCTTGGGCTTGAAGCCCTTGTGAGCTGTAGCGGTGTTGCTTGTCTGCCCGGACAGATCCGCGCTTTCGATGCGCAGGTTGGCGGTGATCTGCAGTTCCTTTCCGTGGACCTGTTCGCCGTCGAGCATGAGCGTCATGGATCCAGCCCCACCAGCTCACGCACGAACGCCAGGCCGGCGAGCGAACCGACCAGGGCCAGCCCGGCGCACAGCACCCACTCATGCCCTGGCGCCTTGCCCTTGAGCAACTGCCGGCGTAGTTCGCTGGCGTTGCCGGGGCCGACCAGGCGGGCCTGCATTGTGCTGTCCTCGGCGCCATTCTCCAGTTGCGCGCGCAGCGCCTGCAGGGCGGCATCCTTGCTCGCCTGTAGCGTGGTTTTGCGGCTGGCCAGGGCGGCTAGGTCCGCCATCGGCGAACTGTCGGCGGCGTAACCTTCCAGAACGGCCAACTGCCCGGACAGGGTTTGTCGGGCTGCGCGGGTAATGGTGCAGCGCTCCAGGGGCAGATCCTGCCAGCGAGGCAAGGGGCCGGCGGTGGGCAGGATCCACTTTTCCGCCTCCAGGCGGGCCAGGTGTCCGGCGCGCCGCTCGGCGCGCTGCAGGTCGGGAATTGGCATCATCGCGTTGAAACGGCCCAGGGTAGCCGCTAACTGGTCGTAGCGCGTGCCCAGGAACAATAGGACTAGGGCGTGCTGTTCATGGTCGTCGCGCTGCGGCAGCTGCAGCAGCTTGTCGCCCAGCAGTTGCAGGAGGTTCGGCGCCGACAGGAAGCGCTGGTGTCCTTTGCCCTGGCCGATTCCTGTCTGGAATGGCGTCACGGCCATGCAGGCGGGAGCCTGGCCCAGCGTGGTGGCCATCGCGTTGCGCCCGGCGGATATCGCCGGCCCGGCCGCCGCACCGACCGGCCCCGGGTTGGTGGTGGCCAGCCCCTGCAGGTCGCGCATACGTTTGGTCGTGCTTGCCAGCTCGCCGCCAGCGAGCTTCTGCGCGTTGCTCAAGTCGTCCAGCCAGCGCGTGGCCTGGGCAGGCCAGCGCATGGTCACTGATGCCCAGGTCATGCGGAGTACCTGCCGTCGCGCTCCAACTCTTCGGCGAGCCACGCCGGGGCGCTGGGGCGGTGCTCCGCAAGCGGAAACTCGCCCTGCTCGGGCCAGTCGCGCAGGGTGCGCCGGTAGGCCTGCAGTGCCTGGTACTGCTCGCCGGTCAGGGTAGTGTCGCCGTCCTCGATCTCGTCGCGGTGGCGCGCCACCAGGGCGTCGGTGGCGTCCAACTGGTGATCCCGCCATGCGCGCTCTATCGCAGCCAGTTCATCGGTGGAGGGCGGCGGTGGCTCTTTCGTCATCGGTTGCCCATCCGGGCCTGCGCAGATCACCCGGCCAGCTTCCTGTTCCTGCAGGATTCTCGCGTGGACCTCAGCGCTGACGGGGATTCCGTCTGCAGGCCAGCCGTTGCCGGACTCGTAGGCCTCGCGCAACGACACGGGGTAGAACGCCGCCGCAGAGGGGGAGAAAACATAGTCGCTGGTGTTCATCGGCCGAATGCCTCCCAGAACAGAACCATCTGTAGTTGGTACCCGTTTTCCACAGTCGCACCTGTCGTCGTCAGGTTATAGAACGAGGTGCTTGCGTCTGTGCCGGGGTGGAAATTTGCTGTCTGGCCCGCGAAGCCGCCCAGGCAAACGTTCGGAAACGGAATCGGGAAAGTGATGCCTGCAGTAGTGTCCCCGCCTACAGTCACCCGCCCCCACTGGCGGATCAGTCCCGTGTCGTTGTCTCGCCACCAGCCGCTGGATCCCAGCGAGGCGGTCGCGATAGTCCCGGCGCCGATGTTGCTTCGGGCCGTTGCGGCGTTGTTGGCGCCGAGGCCGCCACGGGCCAGCGGCAAAATGCCCGATGTAATTTGGGAGGCGTCATGGTTGTGACCGGAAGGTGGGAAGGTCGAGGGCTTTCCTGGCAGCGAAGTCCAGCCGTACTCCGACTTGGCGACGTACCAGCCCGGGTTGAAATTGCCGGAGTCCCATGCGCGATACCAAGCTGACCATGTTCCGTTGTAGCGGCAGCGCCAGTACACGCCGCCGGCGGCGTAGCCACGATATGTCTGGTAGATCATCGATGAAGTGGGCGCATGGACGGTCAGCAAACCGGCCTCTCCCACGGGATAGTTCGCGCCGTTCTTTGCGTTCGCGGTGAACGGTTGGTGCCACCAGCCCGACGCAATCATCGAGTCCAGATTGACCCCAGCCCCCAATTCGCCATCGGGCGAGTGAGCGAACGCCCCTCCCAGGTCACAGCGGACCCAGGCCGACCATTCCCGCTTAGTCGGGTCCGTCGTAGCTGTCGCTGAGTACGCATAACGCACGTACATGTCAGCCACGCCGGCATACCCGGCCGCGATCTGGACAGCGTTCCCTCCCACGGTCGGATAGAACATCGTCTGGATGTAGTAGTACCGATCCGGCACCGGCCCATTCGCATGCTTGGTCAGCACCAGCGGAAGGACTACGGAGTTGGGATCCACGCTTGTGGGCACGGCGGTGGCCAGACCTTGGGAAACCAACGGCAGACGTTCCAAATCGAGCAGGCCGGTTGCAATCTTCGAGGCATCCAGCACGGGAATGTCCGCAGCACCCAGTTTCGCGCCGCCGGTGACCAAGCCCTTGGCGTTGACGCTGACTTTCGTGTACGTGCCAGCGCTGACCCCGGAGTTGGCCAGCGTGACGGATACTCCGGCGTTTTCGCTGCCGTCGAACGTTGTGCTGCCGGTGGCGTCTCCCCTGAGGCTGATCGTGCGAGATGACGCGAGCTTGACCGCCGTCGCGGCCTGGCCGATGGCGTTGCCCGTGCCGCCTCGGGCCAGGGGTAGAACGCCGGTAGTGATCTTGCCGACATCGAGGGCGGGCAGGTCCGCCGCCGTCAATGCCGCGCCGCCCGTGACCAGGCCTTTGGCGTTTACGTTGACTTTCGGGTACGTGCCAGCGGTTACGCCTGAGTCCACCAGGGTGATGGCCAGGGCAGTGTCTGCGCTGCCGTCGAAGGTGCCCGAACCTGTCGCCGCGCCGCTGATGGAGATGCGCCGAGGGGTGGCCAGCCGGGCGGCATTGCCCACCACCGTGGCGCCACTGACGATGGCATCCAGCGCGCCCTGCAGGATCGAACGCACGGCCTGGACCATCTTGGTGGTGGCCAGCACCTGGCTGTTGTTGTTGGTCGGGTCGTCGCTGATGGCGTTGGGCAGGTTGCCCAGACCCACATCCCCCTTTGTCGTTGCCTGGGCGCGCAGGTTGGGATAGGTACCGACGCGGGCGGCCAGGTAGCGCACCAGGTCGCCGGCGATGGGCTCGACAGCGCGCCGGTCGGTGACGGCACCATTGGCGGCCAGGTCAGCAAGCGGCACCAGGTAATGCAGAGCGCCGGCGCTGTCGGTGAAGTCCTGCAGGGCGGCGCCCCAGGCGATGGACCAGGATGCCACCACGTCGGACTGGTCACGCTGCAGGCGCACGTCCAGCCAGGCGGTGGTCGGCAGCGCCGGCGCGGCGGCGGACACGTCCGCCGTTGCGTTGATGCGGATCCCTTCGACGTAGGCCAGCCCGGCTTTCAGCCGGTAGTTCGTGGTCGCTTTCTCCAGCAGCAGGCCGGTGCTGAAGAAGGTCGCCCGCCCGAAGATATCCCGGTTGCTCTGGCGTTCGCGTTCGTCGATCCCGGCCAGGCGCACGGTGAAGTCGTGCTGCCAGGTGCTGGCATCGATCGTTATCCCGGTCAGTTCCTGGGCGCCGTCGAACGCCACCAGAAAGTTGCGCGTCACGTTGTTGCCGATCTGCAGCGGCGGTCTGTTCTTGCGCTTCTGCTGGACCGGCACATAGGCGACCGCCAGCAGGACCTTTTCCGCTGTCTCCAAGCCGATCCAGTTCCAGTCGAAGTCGCCCACGTCCGAACCCATCATCAGGCTGTAAACCACCTGGTTGGGGTTGACGTAGCCGGCCTGGGTAACGGGTGCGGTGTGGACGATCTGCTGCGCGGGCGGCAGGACCGCATCGCGGTCCACAGGGCTGGTGGGATCCAGCCCAGGGACCAGGGCGAGCACGAAGCGGCTGACCTCCAGAATCTTCTTTTCGCCCAGCTTCTGGGCAATCAAGCGTTCGCCGGCGGCGGTAATGCGTGCCATGTGTTCGGCTCCTACAGGGTCGCGACCAGGGTCTGTTGGTCGTCGTTGAAATCGACGGCAACGACGTGCAGCGTCACCGGTGTGATGGTCTGGAAGTCGTAGCGGCGGCAGGTGCGCCCGTACTGTTGAACCAGGACGCGCAGCAGCTCGGGATTCGCGGATAGCTGCGAGTCGGTGAGAGTCAGCAACACGACGTCCCAGTCCCGGCCGGGCATGCGCTCCTCGATCTCGACATAGCCGACGCCGAGGCGCTGCAGAATCCGCTTCACGCCGGCGACTGATCCGGCGTCCACTGCGTTGACGAATGCGTGCTTCACGCGCAGCCGGTAGAGGGGTTCCGGTTCGCCGCGGAATCGGGATATGTCGCGCTGCCATGCCAACAGATCCAGGATCGTGATGTGGCAGGTTTCCGCGTCCAGCTGCAGCAGCGGCCAGCGCAGCCAGCCCTCGGCCCGCTCCCACCAGGACTGCGCGGCGCGGCGCAACTTGGCCAGCTCGGGGCCGTCCAGCCAGAACGGCAGTTTCAGCTTAATCATGGGCGACCACCTGCAGATCCTGGAGCCGGGGGATGTTCAACTGCGACAGAATGTCGGTGTTGTCGAAGTGCAGGCTTTCGAGGCGTGGGAACTGCTCGTGCAGCTCTTCGGCCAGGCGGCTGAAACTGAACCGCGACTGCGGGTAAGTCAGCGTCGGCTGGTAGTCGCTGGCCGTGCTTTCGCGGAACGCCGCGCGGATGAACTGCTCCACTTGGGTTTTCAGCTCGGCGCGCTGCTCGATGCTGAGGTTGGCCCGAGGCCAGATCTCGACACGCACCTGGTGCAGCGTCTCGGGCATGACAAACACCTGGAGATCATCACCGTGGCCATGGTTACCCTGGTCGTGGATATAGGCGTTGATCTGCTGCAGGTACTCGTCCGCCGGCACGCCGGCATCGAACAGCACGAACGCATTGGCCGAGCCGGGGCCGCGCGGGGCGCCGTGCTCGAAGTACACGCCATCCGGACGCACGCCCTGAAAGCCGGCGATCATGGCGCGATACACAGCGTCGGTGTGGTACTGGTTGACGGCGGAGAACTGGTTACGCACGCGCAAGCGCAGTTGCTCGTCGGGTTCGGAGTCGGCCCCGGGCACGGACAGCCAGCCGTCCAGGTTCACCACCTGGACGATGCCGGGGACCGGCACGGGGAGAATGGCGTAGTAGCCGGGCGCCAGGTTGAACCCGCTGCCCGGTTCGACGGCGCGGACTGGGATGGACGCCTGGGTCTGGCCATCCTCGAACAGCCCGGGTTCGGTCGTCTCCAGCTCGTAGATATGGCCGTTGATCGCTGCGGACTGCACCCGTGTGCCTACGGGCACCTCAAGGACTCCGGCAGGCGCGGCGCGGGTGAACAACAGCGCGCCCTCGGCCTGGCTGGCCGGCTTGCGCTCCACGTTGACCGCCCAGGCCAGCATATCCAGCCAGGCGCCGCCGGCGGTCTTCACGAAGAAGTTCGGTAGCACGGTGCCGCTGATGAACTCCAGCAAGGCCAGGACGGGTTTCGTCACCAGGGCGGTGACGATGCGCCAGAACGGCGAATAGGCGCTTGTATTGCTCAGCAGCGAGCCCTGGGCCTCCACCTCCTTTTCCCAGGCCTTGCGCAGATCGGCTTCGGTGGTTGGGATACCGGCGTCGCGCAGCGCGCCTTTGAAATCTACAGTCACAGCGTTACCTCGATTGCGCCGAATTCCACAGTGGTGGCCGTGACCAGGTAGCGCCCCGACCCTTCTTCGATAATCCGCACGGTGCCGGGCACCAGGCGCTCGTCCGCTTCAACCAGCAGCTCCATTTGCTGGATGCAATCGCGCTGTTTCAGCCGGCTACGCTCGGCCACCAGCGTGACCAACAGCCCGCTTTCGCGGATCAGGTGCGCGATGTCCTGGGCGATGCTCGCCCGGTCGTCTACCAGGCGCGGCTGGCGGGACGGATCCAGGGCCAGGTCGTTGCCGACAATCAAAAGATCGATGTAGAGCGTCATCCGGCCATCTCCAGGAGGCCTTCCAGGTCGTGCGCGGTGGGTGCCTTGCTCGTGTGGATCTCGACTTTCTCGACGTGCATTCCTCGGTTCACTGTGCTGGTGTTCTGGATCGCGCGCAGGAAGCCCCCAGGTGGCACGCTGGCTGCCTGTTGAGGGGCGAGGCGAGGGATTGCCCTGTTGATCGACTCACGGGCTTTCTCGGCGCCCTCCATGGGTTGCGGTGGCAGCGGTGGCACCTGGGGAACCAGGTGCAGCGGTTGGGCGGCTGGGGGCTTGAGCTGGCCCAGTAGCGGGTCCAGCGGTTGCGGCAGGGTGGGCAGAGCCGAAACCGGGCCCAGCGTGGGCGCCAGGCGCTGCTGCAGGTCCGGCAGCGGCGCCGCTTCGGGCAGCAACTGCAGGGGCTGGGCTGGGATGCTCGGCGGTGTGACCCGGCCAAGGGTGGGCGCCAGAGGCTGCGGCAGGGTGGGCAGAGCCGAAACCGGGCCCAGCGTGGGCGCCAGGCGCTGCTGCAGGTCCGGCAGCGGCGCCGCTTCAGGCTGCAACTGCAGGGGCTGGGCTGGGATGCTTGGAGGGGTGACACTCGGCTGCAGGACCAGCGGCAGTTCCGGGGCTTTCGGCATGACGCGCTCTAGCACGTCGGCGCCGAGGCGTGGCTGTGCCTGGTTCGCAGCGGGAACGATCGGCACCGTTGCCCCCTCGGCCGCCGCTTGCGGCAGGGTGGGCAGCGTGCCGAATTCGGCGTCGATGTTGATCCCCGGAATCAAGTTCAGCAGCGCGATCAAGCCCTTGAGGGCTTTCCCGATCAATGCAAAGGGGCTGACGTTTGCCAGCACCTGGAGGAAGGTTCCCCAGGCACCCGTGGCGGTGCCTGCGCCTTCGCTGAGCAAGCCCAGGGATTGAGCGTATTCGCCGCCGATGGTCCAAAGCGCGCTGAACACGTCCCATAGTCCCGACAGGACGGCGACCAGGATGCGGAAGGTCAGCACCACCGGGGTGGCCATCGTCACCAGCGCTTGGAACCAGGTCGTGTTGCCGAAGGCTGCCTGCAGCTCGTCCCACCAGATGATGGTGGCGCCGACCGCGACCACCAGGGCGGCGAACCCGGCGACCAGGAGCGCCACCGGACTGACCAGGACCGAGAAGAGTGTGACCAGGCCGCCCAGCAGCGTGAGCGCGCCGGCGGCAGCGGTCAGGGCCAGCACGCCGAGGGTGATGTAGCCGAGCCATCGAGCGATGTTCGGGAACATGCCCAGCCAGCGCTGGAATGTCTTCCCGGCCTCGGCCACTCGCTCGATCAGCGGGTTGAGGACTGGCAACAGCACCATGCCGAACGATATGCGGATGTTCTCAATAACGCTGTCGAGACGCTGCCATGGATCGACCATGGCCCGGGCCATCTGCTCGGCTCGCTCCATGCCTTTGACCTTGCCCAATTGGTCCAGGTTGTTGGCCAGGGCGCCGGTGTCCTTCAGCAACGTGACGATCATCCGCGCCGCCTCGCCGCCGAACGCACCGGTAATGGCGTCCAGGTCGGTCTGCTTGGTCAGGTTGCCGAACTTCGTCTGCAGCTTGTCCAGGATCTGCATGATGGGCAGCAGCCGGCCGCCGGCGTCGGTGAACTTCATGCCCAGCTTGTCTTGGGCGGCGCTGACGTTTTCGAAGAACGCTTTATAGAGCCCGCCGGCCTCGCCGCCCTCCATGGTCTGGCTCAGTTGGCCGAGGACCGCCATCTGTTCGACCAGGGAGGCGCCGGCGGCCGATGCACCGATGCCGGTAGCCTTGAACGCTTCGTTCATCTGTTCGCCGGACGTGCGGAACAACTGGACGGCGCGGGCGGTTTGTCCGGTCAACTGCTCGACCCACTGGGCGCGTCCCATGGCATCGGCCTGACCCTGGAACAGCCCGTACATGGTGCCGATGTAGGTTGTCATCGTGTCGGCGTCGGCGCGGGTGGCCTTGGCTAGCACGTTGGACGCGTTGGTGATCGCTGCCAGCTCGTTGCCCACCAGCCCCTTTATCGCGCCTTCGACCTGGTAGGCCGAGCGGACAAAGGCGGTGGCGTGCTCGCCGTAGTTCGCGGCGAACTCCATCGACGCCTGGTTCAGCCCGTCCAGGGCGTCCTGGGCGACGCCCAGGGACTGGATCTCGCCCAGGGCCCCGGTCTGCTCCAAGGCCGGGGCCAGGGACTGGCGGAACGCGACCACGGAACCGACCACGCCGGCGATGCCGGCGCCCACCTGCATGAATCCGTTCTTGCCGACCTCGGCCACGTCCATGAGGGCCTTGCTGGCCTGCGCTGCGGGCGCCGTCACCTGGTCGATCAGGCGCAGCACAAAGTCCAGTCTCGCGGTGCTGTTGGTGCTCATGCGGTGGGTTCCATCAGCCGTTCAGCGCCTTGGCGATGCCGTTTGTTACGGCTATCTCCATGCGGCGCCAATGTTCGTCTTCCAGCCATTTGGCCGTGCCCAGGTTGTCCGCCGTGGGCGCGGCTCCAGGTAGCCAGCGTTCGACCAGGGCCATCAGTTGGCCCAGGCCGTCTTCGTTCAGTCGCTCAGCGCGGCCGAGCGCTTTTTTACGGTCACTTCAACGTCCGGGGCGTATTCCTCCAGGAGCGCGCCGGCCAGCTTCATGACGGTCATGGGGTTGACCAGGTACGGGCGCAGGGCGGCCAGTTGGTCCTGCTGGACGGTGCTAGTCAGGAGGTTGTTCGAGGGCGCTACCTTGTTGTTCGGGTTCAGGCCGTTGAAATAGCGGGTCACGTCCGCCGGGCTGAGGGCAAAGGTGAATTCCTTGTCCTGGATCTGCAGGGTGATTTCGGTTTTTTCGCTTCGTTCGGTCATGGTGCGTTTCCTTGGGGTAGTTGGATCACGGGAAAAATGGGGAAGGGGTACAGGCGCTGAAGCGTGCGGACGTAGTCCTGCAGGCCCAGCACCATGCGGCGGGTCAGGGCGAGTTCGTCGCGGAGGGCGAAATAATCCTGTCGAGCCTCTGCAGCGAGTTCGGCGGCTCCTGCATCAGCCAGGCCGGAGGCGCCGGCATCGGCGGACACTGCGGGGCAGGTGGCGTTGACGCGCAGCCGCTGACGGCCAGCGTCAACAGCAGCGCGCAGGCGTGCGTTCTGGTCGCGTTCATCGTTGAGTTCCTGGGTGTGCTTGAGGTCGAGTGCGTCACGGGCGGCCAGTAGCTCGCCGGCGATGTGTGCGGCTTGCTGCAGGCCGGCGACTTCGCGTTGGGCGTCCTGAAGGTCGCGGCGCACCTGGTCGTTGGTGCGCAGGATCCGCCCACGCTCCAGGACCAGAAGCACCAGGACGGCCAGTAGTCCGGCGACCAGCAGCAGGCCGAAGCGGCTCACAGGCCCACCTCGCACAGCTCGCGCTCTGCAGCGCGTCGCCGGACAAGCCCGCCGAGTTTCTTGCCGCCGGCATAGACCCAGCGCGACAGCTCGGCGCAGGCGCCACGCACGTCGCCGGCGTTGAGCTTGCGCAACAGCGTCGAGCGGGCCAACTGGCCTTCGCCGACGTTGTAGACGAACGACGCCAGGGCAGCGCGGCGCGTGTCGGGCAGCGGCACCAGGACCTGGCGGTCAACGGCATCGACGGCCCGTTGCAGCTCGCGTTCCAGCAGCGCGTCGCACTCTGCCGGGGTCGCAATGTCGCCCATGCGAACGCCGGCGGTGATCCCCTCGCAGATCGTCGGGATCCCCACAGGGTCGAGATAGGCGACCAGCGAACGGCCCTCGAACGGAGCGACCAGGGCGGCAGCCAGGGCCAGCGCCCCGCCGGCGGCGGTGAGCTTGCGCGGCAGCTTCACGGCAGCACCAGACGCAGCAGGACCGGCCCGAACATCTGCAGCAGCGCCCACAGCGTGCTGGCCACGCCCAGCGCCCAGGTGATCTTCCGGCCGATGTTGTCCACCGTGCTGGTTAACTTCTGCTGGCCAGCGTTCAGGTCGTCCAGCTGCTCGGTCATGTGCTCGAACTGCTGTTCCAGCCGGGTGAGTCGAGGTGGCACGTCGCGGTTCAGGCGCTCGACGTCACCCAAGCGGTGATCGAGCACGGCCAGGTCGCGTTCCAGCTTGCCGATACGAACGGCGGGTGTGGCGCGGCTGCTCATCGGCGGCCCCCTTTCTCGAAAGCGGATTGGCAGGGCGTGCAGCGCAACATGCCCCCCAGTGCGCGGCGCGCTTCGGGAATCGGGTCGCCACAGTCCTGGCAGTGGGTGAGGCTCGGCCCTGCGGTCCTGGAGCGTGCCAGGACCGCCTGCAGGGCCAATTCGCGGTCCTGCAGCTCACGCGCCTGGGCGCGGTCGAAACAGTCCGCCATCAGCGCAGATCCTCGGTTTCGCTGGCGTCGAGGTAGGGCACGCCGTTGATGCGAATGAAGTCCGGACTGGTGACGTCGAACGGGATCTTATGGACGGTCTTCGCGCCGCCCTTCGGATCAATGTCCAGCAGGCTGGAGACCTTGAGCTTGCAGCCAAAGGCCTCTACGCGGATTTCATCGACACCAGCCTTGGCGAAGAACAGGCAGTCCACAGGACCGATCTTGCGAAAGCTGCCGGCGCGGCGTGCCGCTTCCATCACCAGGGTGAAGTTCGCGCTGTCCAGCTCCAGTTCGCCGCTTGCGGTCACGTCGCCGTCCACATGCCCGTCCGGGACGCCGCCGGTCTGTGCAACGGCGCTGTTGTCGGTGATATCCAGGGTGGCTTTCTCGACGTGAACCAGGGTGTCGCCCATGTTCACGTCGAAGTTCATTCCAGAAATGCGGGCCATGGCTTACTCCTCGTCGCCGCCGGACAGGTCCAGGGCGATGTTCGCGGTCAGGGTCTTGGGGCTGTTGAAGGGGCGGATCTTGATGAAGACCTCCACCTCGGTGCGGCTCTTCCAGGTCAGCACCACGTCGCCGTCCTGGGGCGGCTGGATCTCGCCGGGGAAGGTCTGGCCGGCAAAGGTGGTTGCGCGGGCCATTTCGCGTAGCGGGCGCATGAGGGCGGTACGGGTGGACGCCATGCTGTTGGGGGTGTTGTTCACCTTGCGATCCGCGACACGCTGAATCAGCAGGATCCGCACGCGCCGGGCGGCCTTGTCGGCCACGCGCAGGTTCTCCACGACGTTGAAGTCACTGCCGGGGGCGTCGAGCAGGTTGCCATCGCCCCAGAAGGTGCCCGGATAGTCGGGGTAGGTCTGAGGGACGGAGTAACGGGCCTTGTCCAGCTCGGCCAGCACGGCCATATCCAGCGGCACCCCGTCCTTGTCGCGGGGCGTCTCGCCGAGGCCGACCACGGCGCCGCTGGCCACGCGCATGGGGCTGTCGGCGATGCTGACCTCTGCGGACGCCAGGCGCCCGGCCAACACGCCCAGGTTGTTGCGGTGCAGCTGCGGGACGCACAGCACGCGCGGCGCGGCAATGTCCGCGACCAGCATACGGGCGGCCTCCAGGTAGGTGGACCAGTCCTGGGCGTCGGTCAGGCCCGGCGCTGCCGCCATCACGAACACGCGGCGGCCGTACCGGTTGCCGAGTTCGACGGCGGCCGTGTGCATGGCCTGCAGCTCGGTTGCATCGGCCGCCGGGCGGGTAATCACAACGGCCTCGACGGATACGCCTTCGCGTTGGGCGTAGGACAGCGCGTCCTGCCAGCTGCCATCCGGCGCAATCGGCGCCGCCATGGCCGCCCAGCGGCTGCTGCCGTTGGCCCGTGCGGCGGCGATCTGCTGCTTGAGGTCGGAATCGGGGATTCCCAACTGCACGTCCAGGTCGGACTGGGTGTTCAGGGGGATCAGCTTGCCGATGTTCTTCGGCGCGGGGCCGATGAACAGGAAATAGCGCTCGATCTCAGTCACCGGACCTTGGCCCAGGTTGAGGTTATTGACGCTGACAGTGCCTAAAGCCATGGGTGGGCCTCGCTATCGGGGAGAGTTCAGGATTTGTTCCAGGAGCTGGGCGACCAGACGCCCGGTTTCCTGCTGGGTGATGCCGAGGAATTCGCGCTTGGGCAGCTTGATTTCCCAGCTTTGCGGGCCGGGCTGTTCGTCGCGCAGGACGCGAATCAGCAGGCCGGCCTGCTGAAAGCCGATGTGCTGCTGGATCCACGGCACGGATGGGCGAGACAGCCCTTTCTTGCCGGCCTGGCGGACACGAAAGCCCAGGCGGCGCAGGCGCTTGGCCTGTTTCTCGGTGCAGGCCTGGTTCGGCTGGACGCGGTTCCATCGGCGCATCTGAGCGGCGGTGCGGCGTTCCACGTAACCGTCCTGGTGCTGTCCGGCGATGTGGCCCATCAGCGGATTTCGCCAGCCCAGCACGCCCTGGTCGGCGTTCAGTTGGGTGACGTTCAGGTGCTTGGGCTTGACCAGGCCCGCAAGCATCTTGCGGCGGCCCTTGCGCTTGCGCGGTTCAAAGGGCGTACCGTCCGGGCTCTGCTGGCCGGAGACGTTGCGGCGAGCCTGGGCGCGCACGCGCTTGAGTGCGTTGTTCAGCAGGCGCCGGCGGAATTGCGGCGGCAGGCTCATCAGGGCCATCTGGGCGCGCACATCGAGTTCGCCGCGCATGTCGAAGTTCAGAGCGCCGCTAGCCATGGATCACCTCGCCATGCTCGGCCACCCAAAGGACGAACGGCACGAACGCCCAGCGCTGGCCGAACGCTTCGATTTCGCCGGCGGGATCCTCGGCCAGGTGGACCGGCTCGACGAACTCCACGGCCAGTTCCACGTCCGCCAGATCCGGGTCCATTTGCTCAACGTCGAACACCGGATCAGGCAGGCCGTCGCGGTCCTGGTCGTTGTTCTCAAGCCAACTGCCCACCAGCGCCATCAGGCGTGCGGGATGGTCGGCCAGGCGCTCCAGGATGATGACGGCGCGATAGCGCATATCGCCCAGGCGCAGGCCTTCGCGCTCAGGCTTCCAGACCAGGGTCAGGCTCACCTGTTCGGCGAAGCTGTCCAACTGCTCGGCGGGCACCAGTTGGCGGTCGATCAGGTAGGCGGTCAGGGCGCGCAGCTTGTCCATTACAGAAGCTCCGCTGTTATGCGCGAACGGCCCTGGATCAGGCGGACGGCCTGCTGGCTGTACGAAAGAAACAGCTCGCGGGTCTGTTCGGCTTCCTTCGCCAGATTCTCGGCCTCGGGACGACGGCTGACCGTGGCGAACTGGCCCAGCAGCTGAGCCTTGGCGCGGCAGTAGACGGCGCGCTTGTAGTGGGCCACGTACTCGGCGCGATCCGGCAGCACCCGCGGATCCGCTGTTTCCAGTTGGGCGATTCCGGCCGCCTGCCAGGCTCGCTTGCGCTTGGCCAGGTCCTGGTTCACCTCGGCCCGGGCAGTGGTCACGCCGTCAACCAGCAGATCAAGCAGGAATTCCGCCGGCAGGCGGTACAGCCGCTGGAACTCGGCCACCTGCAGTTCAGGCCAGAACCCGTCGTTGGGGATGGCCTGCTGGATCACGTTGGTGGGTTTGCCGGAAAAGCTCATGCGTGACACTCGAATAGGGCGGGGCTAACGCCTTCGGGTCGAACGGACTACAGGTAGCCGTCTTGCCTGGGCGCGCCCCGCTGCGGGGGGTAGTCGGTTAAGGGGCCGCCGGGGGCGTGTCCGGGGTTGTCTTCGCGTCGGCTTCTGCCTTGGCCAGCGCCTTGGCGGCGGTGGCTCGGCGGGTGCCGACGCCGATTTCCGGATACAGCTCCACGGCTCGGTCGAAGTGCTCGATAGCCTGCGTCCACTCCTCGTTATCCATCGCGATCTGGCCCAGCACCTTGTGGAAGCGCGCCGGGATCCGCTCGAACAACGTCCACTGGCCATCGACCAACGGCAGGAGGTTGGAGACGTAGGGTTCGGGACTGCGCAAGGCCTTGTACTCGGCTTCGGCCCAGTCGATGACGGCATCAGCGACAAAGGTCTGGATATCGCGGCGCTTGAAGCGCTCCGGCATCTCCTGGCCCTGCTCGATAGCGAACAGGGCCAGTTCCAGGCCGTCCTCGAACTGAACCGTGTCGAACAGCCAGACCAGCACCTGGACCAGGACCGGATTCGGGTAGACCAGGCCGGCGGCGCGGTAGCGCTGCACATAGTCCAGATACTTGGGCAGCAGTTCGTCGCGCTTCAGGCGCTGGCGTTCTTCGCGGCTGTTGATCGCGCTGATGCGCTCCAGGTCGCCATCCAGGGCGGTCAGCATCAGGGCCAGGTGCTTCTGCGCGTTCGCTGGGCTGTTCAGGGCCTCGCTCGGGTTGTAGGCCGGGACGGTGGCGGCACCAGCCGCCACGCCCTCGGCCAGAATCCGGCGCTTGTGGGCCAGGGCCAGGCTCACGGCGCAAGCTCCACGGAATCGGATTCCAGCGCAGCGAACTTGCCCAACTGTTCGATCACGTAACCTTCATTGCGCCCGTTGTAGTCCTCGACGCGGGAGCGCTTGGGGTTCTCCAGCAGATGGCGCCGCCAACTGGTGTCCTGGAAGTAGATCGACAGGTTGTCCCAACTGGTGACCATGATTCCCTTGACCGGGAAGAACGGCACCAGGAAGGACGGCAGGCCGCCATAGGTGGCGATCACCTGGGCTTCCTCGATCCGTTCTTTCTCGGTCGGGGTCTGACCCTGCGCGGCATACAGCTTGCCCTTGTCGTATGCCAGCAGGTCGGAACCGATGATCGCCACCAGGTCGCCTTCGTCGCGGAACACAGGGTCGATCATCTGCTTGACGTCATGCACAGCCGCGTCGAGGTTGGCATAGTCGCCACCCTTGCCAATGACGATTTTCTTGGCCGGGTCGGCAGATTTCAGTACCTGTTCCGGGATCAGCTCGCGGGCCAGTTGCAGCCAGCCTTTGTTCACGTCCTGGAGCATCGGGAATTGCTGGAGGTCGGTCTGCTTGGCCGCATGGGTGCCGTGGAAGCCGATCAGGATCCGGTCCAGGGCGATGCGGCGCTGAACCGCCGCCAGGTAGCGGTCGGCAAAGTCCGGGAACTTTGCCCAGCTGTCGATGGTGGCGAACTTCAGGGCCACGTCCGTTTCGGTGTGGAAGAGTTCGTATTCGTTGTTCTTCAGGTCCAGCAAGTCGCGGGGCTCGCGGTCCTTGGTGCTGGTGTCGGTGCGGCTCGACGCAGGTCCGTTCAGGCCCAGCAGAACCTTTTCGCCCTTGATCTCGCTGACCGGGACGACGTTGATGCGACCGAGGAAGTCGGCGCGCTCGGTGATCTGGTCGTTGAGTTCCTGGGCGTGGGTGGGCTCCACTGCGAAGGTGCGGGCGGTGTCGTGGACGTTATAGGCCTCGGCCATGTCCTCTTGGAGTTGCTGGTACTGCGCCTGGGCGCGTTCGCTGAGGGCTCCCATTAGCGCAGCCCCTTACCGCGAGCCTTGGCGGCGGCGCCAGTGGTGCGCGGGATCTTGCGCCCCTGGGCGGTGTTGAGCAGCTTGGCCATGGTGTCCTGCAGCTCATCCATGCGGGCGCTGAGTTCCTTGGTTTCCTTGCCTTCCTTGCCCTTCTTGCGCTTGAAGTCGCGTTCTTCGTCGGCCTGGTCCACCACGTCCTGGACGGCGGCGCCAACGGCATCGACTTGTTCCTGGGTGTCGCTGGTGTCCACGTCTTCGACGACGGGTTCGATCACTGCCTGGAGCCCGGCCAGGATGATAACCAGTTGATCGTAAAGGGCCTTGAGGGCCTTGGCGGTGGCTTCATCCATTGGTTCTACCTCGTCGGATGATGGGTTTTCGGTGGGGGTGTTGGGGACGCTGAAGAGCTTGAACACGCGGGTTAGCGAGGCGATCAGGCCGCGCACCTCGGGCGCGGTCGCGCCGTCGTCTTCGCGCAGGTTGCTGAGGGGGTGGGAACTGGTGAAGAAGCGGACGCCAGCGCCGTTGGGGCGGCGGCGGGAGAAATACAGTTCCTGGGTGCGGGTGCTTGCCGGCTCGTCGGTGACGGCCATACCGGAGAGGTAGCAGCGGCCGGAATTGCGGAAGTTCGGCCAGATCTCGATGCTGGAGAACAGGCCTTTGCCCTGGTCGTTCAGGGCCAGCAGGTCGTCGTTCGGGCGCAGGCGGGCTTCCAAGCTGACCTGGCCGGGCTCAAGTTCCGGGTCGTCCTTTGCTTCGACCAGGCGCACCTCGTAGACCGTGCCGTGGGCGCCCCTCCAGCGATCATGTTCGGCCCAGATCGTCGCCGTGTAGAAACTGCGGTCGTAGGTTTCCGCGCAGTCGCGCAGTTCCTGCTCGGTGATGACGCGCCCGTCTACGGTGTCGCCGCTGACGGCCACGCGCTTCCACGGTGAAACAAGGGAACGGGGCATTCGTGGTGCTCGGTTGGTGTCGTTGAGCGCCACGATAGGGAGCGGGGAAGGGCCAAGAAAGCGGATCCACTGCGCGTTCCTGCGATCTGATTTCGTTAGTAAAAACAGGCAGTTGCGGAGCGCGTTAGGGCGATTTTCGGCGCATAGACTGCGCCCCATGTCGTACTCAATCGAAGTGAAGGAAGCCGCCAAGCGGCTGTATCTCCGGCGGGCGAAGCCGAAGGAGATACAGGCCCAGCTGGGCCTGCCCAACGTCCGCATCGTCTATTACTGGATCGCCCGGGGCGGCTGGGACGAACTGCTGACAGATGAAGAACCCCTGGCCGCGATCAGCCGGCGGATCACGCTGATTGCGGAGAAGCCTGGGGCGTTGTCGAAAGCAGACCTGGACGAACTGGACCGACTGACCTCGATCCGCGAGCGCCTGCAGAAGCAGGCGGCCAGGCCTGCGCCGTCACCTGCAGGCGAGCCCGCACCGGAAGCCCGCGCCGAGCGCGGCCGGGAGCGCGGCGAGCGTCCGCCACGAGAGGGCAAACGCAAGCCCAAAAAGTTGAAGAATGACGTCTCCGGCGTGACCGAAATCGACTTCCTGGACAAGTTCACGTCGCGGATGTTCGGCTACCAGCTGGAACTGTTCGCGGCGAAGAAGAATCCGCTTACGGCGCGGATCCGCCATATCCTGAAGTCGCGCCAGATCGGGCTGACCTACTACTTCGCCGCCGAAGCGTTCATGGACGCAGTGCTGACCGGGGACAACCAGATTTTCCTGTCCGCGAGCCGCGCCCAGTCCGAAGTGTTCCGCAGCTACATCGTCGCCTTCGCCGCGCAATGGTTCGATATCGAGCTGTCCGGCAATCCCATCATCTTGAGCAAAGACGGCAAGCCGTGGGCGGAACTGCGGTTTCTCTCGACGAACAGCAACACGGCGCAGAGCTACCACGGCCACGTCTACATCGACGAAGTGTTCTGGATCCCCAATTTCCAGAAGCTGCAGACGGTGGCCAGCGCGATGGCTTCGCATGCAAAGTGGCGCCTGACCTACTTCTCCACGCCCAGCGCGGTAACGCACCAGGCATATCCGTACTGGACCGGCGAGGAGTTCCGCAACAGCAAGCGCGGAAAGAAGGCCGGGCCGTGGCCCAGCGAAGCGCAGATCCACGCCGGCGCGTTGTGCCCGGACGGGCAGTGGCGCAAGGTCATCACGATTCAAGACGCCATCGCCGGCGGCTGCAACCTGTTCGACCTGGAGCGCCTGCAGCTGGAGTACGACGAAGAGCGCTTCGAACAGCTGTTCATGTGCAAGTTCATCGACAGCACCCAGGCTGCATTCGCCTTGGCCGACCTGGAGCGCTGCTATTCCGACTTGGGCCTATGGACCGACTACGACCCGGACAGCCCGCGGCCGTTCGACAACCGCCCGGTCTGGCTCGGGTATGACCCCAGTCGAACCCGCGACGACGCGACGTGCGTTGTCGTTGCCCCGCCCCTGGAGCCGGGCGGCAAGTTCCGAATCCTGGAGAAGCACAGCTGGCGGGGGACGTCGTTCACGCATCAGGCAAAGCAGATCGAGAAGCTGTGCGAGCGCTTCAACGTCCAGCACATCGGCATCGACATTACCGGCGTCGGTTACGGGGTGTTCGACCTGGTGAAAGACTTCTTCCCCCGGGCTACTCCGATTCACTACAGCCTGGAGGCGAAGAACGCCCTGGTGCTCAAGGCCCAGGACGTGATCCAGGGCAAGCGCATCGAATGGGATGCCGGTTGGACCGAGGTCGCGGCGGCGTTCCTGTCGATCAAGCGCGGCACCACGGCCAGCGGCCTGATTACCTACAGCGCGTCTAGGACTGAGGCAACCGGCCATGCCGACGTGGCCTGGTCGATTATGCACGCGCTGGCTCATGAACCCCTGAACACCAACAAGCGGCGGCGCAGCCGCTATTCCCTCAGCAGCTCGACACAGGCGACCCATGGCAAAGCGAAAACCACGGCAGCAGGCACAACAGCGCAACGGCGCGCGCGCGTTCTCGTTCGGCGCACCGGAACAGGTGCTGACACAGAATATCGGCGAGTACCTGGGCGTCTTCGCCAGCGAGTGCGGGCGGATCTACCTGCCACCCGTGTCGCGCCAGGGGCTGGCCAAGCTGCTGCGCGCAAACCCCCATCACGGCGCCATCGCACCGTTCAAGCGCAACCTGCTGTTGCGTGACTTTCTCCCGTCCCTCGGGCTCAGCGTGCAGACGATGCGCTGTGTAGGCCTGGACCATATGGTGTTCGGGGAATGTTTCCTTTACCTGCGCGAGAACATCGCCGGTCAGGTCTTGGAGTTGGAGCACCTGCCGGCGATCAACATGCGCTGCCGATTGGACGGCGGGTACACCATGTTACTGCCGCATGGTGAGGAACTGGAGTTCGACCAGGACGAAGTGCTGCACCTGAAAGAGTACGACGTGGAGCAGAACATCTACGGGATACCCGACTACCTGGGCGGGCTCCAGTCGCTGCTGTTGAACGAAGCGGCGACACTGTTTCGCCGGCGCTACTACAGTAACGGCGCCCATGCCGGATATGTGTTCTATACGAACGACGAGAACTTGTCGGAAGAAGATGAAGAGAATCTGAAACAGCAGATTGCGGCAAGTAAGGGAGTCGGAAACTTTCGCTCTATGTTCGTCAACATTCCAGGCGGCTCTGAAAAGGCGATTCAAATAATCCCGGTCGGCGATTTCCAGGCGAAGGACGAACTGGAGAAGGTCAAGAACATAACCCGTAACGATGTTATCGCCGCTTGGCGAATGAACCCGGCGCTGGCGGGAATCATTCCGGAGAATAGCGCTGGATTCGGTGATATTGAGAAGATCGACCGGGTGTACATGAATAACGAGATTCGGCCGATCCAACAGCTGTTCCTTCAGGTGAATGAAGTGCTGCGGGAGGATCGCCGGATTGCGTTTAAGGAACCTGTATCGGGCTAGATGTTATGGCAGAATAGGTTCCTATAACGGAACCATGGGGGCGAAATGCGAGTTTATTGCAAGGTGTGCGGAGAGAAGGCGCGGATTGCTACGCGAGAGGACATCACCCCGGAGTTCGCCAAACTGTATTGCCAGTGCCTGGACGCGAAGGGCTGTGGGCATAGGTTCGTCATGAACCTGTCTTTTTCGCATACCTTGGTTCCGGCGGCGGAGCCTCTGGACCGGCTGCTGTTTGACCGGCTCCGGGAGTTACCCCGCCACCTGCAGGTTGAGCTATTTAATCAGCTCGGGGCCTTGCGGTCCTGAATCAGGAGCGTGGACGCGGTATCGTTCATGCGTTGGTCTAGCCACTCCATCACGATCTGAGCGCCCAGCCGTTCTTCCACGCCTAACTGGCCATGGCAAACGGCAGCACCAATAAATTTCATGACATACCTACTGTCGTCCAGTCCTTCGCGGATTGACGTTAGGTTGACTGTCTGAAACTCCATGAAAACAACTCCCTTACTGCGTGTTTTTCTAACTTTACTTTTATGAAAATTACATAGTCAAGTGTGAAGAAGATAAGCGGTAAAATTCGATTTAATGTAGTATTACTGATGATTTTTTCTTTAATATTTTCGCGCCAAGAACGGGGTTTTTATGGCGAATGGAGTCGGTAATAGAGTGTCGCGAAGGCTGAAAGGTTCTAAGGATTGGGGGTGATTTTTATTTTATGTTTGTGATTTTTAATTGCTATGTTTCATTTTCTTGAAGTTAGCGGCTTCGGATTATTTTGATATCGAATACAACTATCACTATAGATAGGGTGTAATAGAAAAGGGCGCCGAGGCGCCCTCTTCTATTTGACTACTGCTGTTCCCCCCATCCCTCTTGGTCGTCGAGTCCGTCAAAGCGCACAACGCCGAAGCGCCGAGCGCCGACAGGATCCTGCAGGCCCACCAGGAATTCGCCTTGCGGCAGGGGCACCTGGACCACGCCCAGGCCGGTGAAGTAGTTCAGGACGCCGGAGGCCTCGAAGATCACGAAGCTAGGCGGTAGGCCTAACTGGGCCTGGGCCTGGCGGTTACGCTCCGGGCTGACGTTGAATACCTGTCGCTCCTGGACGTGAACGGGGGCGCCGTTGCTCATGCTTTCTTCCTCTTGTGCTGGTCGCAGATCGCCGTCCTGGTGGTGACGAAACTGCCCCGGTCGCAGTGGTGGACGGCCAGTGTGGCCGCACCTGGACAAGCTGCTGCCGGGGCTTTCTCTGTGCGCAGGTAGCAGCAGTTGCCGCACTCCGGGCGTTCGTTCACGTCCTGCCAGCGCAGCGCGTAGCGTTTCTGTTCTTCCAGAGTGCCGTGGCGGTCAGCTTTCATGCGGGGCCCCCCTCTGCCATCAGCTCGGAACGGCGCAACTGGGCGCGGGCATTGAGCCAGGCGCGGCAGTCCCCCGGGGTGCTGCTGCAGAAAACTGGAGGCCGCCCGGGCTTTGTGAATTTCAGGTGCAGCCGCTTGGTCTGCTGGACGGCGTAACCCATTGCCCTGGCCAGCTTGCACAACTGGCGGATCTCGTCGTTACGAACGCGCATCTGCGACCTCCCGGACGTGCCGTCCGCCTTTGAACAGAGTGCGCCGGCCGCAACAGTAGGGATGCGGCGCATCCTTCGTGATTGGCACCAGGTGTGCCTGTCCGCAGTCGGGGCAGAGGTGGCAAAAGTGGGTGAACTCGCCGGGCACCAGCTCGATTGTCTGGAAGATCCAGCGCTGGTCCAGACGCTCCCGCAGTTCCAAGGTCTTAGGGTCCACGCCCAGTTTCTCGGTCAGCCGCTCGGCGGCCCGGTAGGCATTTTCGGTGCAACTGGCTGTCCGCTTATGGCCCTTCGCCCGGGCAACATAGGTGCCGGTCGAGAAGCGAACGCTGATGGTGAGCGTATCGGGCCGTGGGGTGGTAGTCTCAGCGGCGCCGCCGCCTTGGGTTGCTACTGTCATTGGTGTGTCCTCGGTTGGTGGTCGGCGTCGGGGAGCGGCAACTCCTCGACGCCTCTTCTTCATGCCGTCAGGCGTTCGGTTTGCGGGGCGCCCACATGCTGCTCAGCAGAGCCCAGACCAGGCGGCCGTCCGCGTCCTTTTCCACGCGCTGGCGGACGTTAAGCCGGCCTGCATGATCGACGGCGAGGATCTGCAGGCAGGCATCCAGTTGCACATGCTCCAGGCGGCGCAGATCGTTCAGGTTGAAGGGGTGTCCGGCTCCGTCGTCCAAAGCGAGCAGGAAGCGTCCGATCACGCTGCCCTTTTCGGTGTGACACAAGGCCGCTGGTACCAACTGTTTCAGCGCGGCGGTGGTGGCTCTCTCGATTAGAGCTGTCACCAGGACGGCTTCCAGGGTCTGGCGTGGCGTCTGTTCGTTCTGCATAGTGCTTCTCCTATCTCAGTTGCTTGGGATTTCGCGGTGGTGGGCCAGCAGGCCGACCACCACCTGGAACACTTCATTTCCGAGTCTGCAGGCGGCCAGTTGGCCGAACTCCAGACCCACTTCCTGACTGAGCCATGCCGACCGCTTGAAGCCGGCCAGGCTGAGCATGGTCAGCAGCAGTACCTGGCGGGACGTGTCCAAGGTCCGAAAGGCCTTGAGCAGTTGCGGTAGGTGCGCGTCCTCGATCACGGGTATCTCCCAATGCCTCGCCGGTGGCAGTTGCAGCAGCGGCAGGCCCAGCAATTTGGCGCCACGCCGCCAGCAGTGCAGAAAGTCCTGGTGCGCGGTGGTGCTTGCCAGGTCGAACGGACCGCAGACGCGGGCCAGTTCATGGGTGAGCGGTTGGCTTGCGTTCATTCCTGCGGATCTCCTTCTGTTGCTCGTTCAGTCGCTTGCGCATGTCTTCGCGGTATTCCTCCGAGTGCTTCGGATCGGCCAGCCACTCGGTAATCTCTTCGCGCCTCCAATGGCGCAGAACGTGGCGGGCCAGGCAGTCGCGGCGGTATGCGATATCGGCGGGCAGGCTCATGCGATCCCCCATAAGAAGGTCTGCGGCGCGTACTCCCCCGGAACGTCTGGAAGGAGTGGAAGGCCGTGGCGGCGGCACCTCTGGAACCCGCATGGTTGCTGGGCTGGTTTTTTTGGGGCTCCTTCCACCTGGGGTGGAAGGTGGTGGAAGGTTGTTGCATGCCGGTAGGGCTGTAGGCCACGCGGCTCTAGGCCTCCAGCCGACTCTGCCGAAAAGCCCGAAAGTGGAAGGTTGATGGAAGGTAGTGGAAGGAAAAACCTTCCAGGGCCTTCCACTGGTACGCGGCTTGCTTTATCGATGTAACTGACTGTATTCATTGGACTATTCCTATTCCTTCCAGATATTCCAGATATTCAGGGTGAGTACACAGAAAGCCTTTCTACTCACTCACGAACCCATCCCGGAAACTCTCCAGGCCACGGAAGACGGGCTATCCAGCCCTTTTGAAGATCCAGCAGTTGATGGAGCGTTGTTCCAGGCGGGAATGGCACTTGCGAGTCTCGATGAAGGTGTGCGTGCGGCTTTGCCTCAGGTAGCGTTGGAGTAGGGCCGTAGGCAGCACCTCCTGGCCGGCAGCGCGGCAAGCCTGCTGGAAGTGGTTCAGGTTGACGGCGATCAATCCCTTTTCCGTGCTGTGGTTCAGCGTCTCGCGGATCTCATGGTGGGTTTCGCCATCGCTGTCCGTCACGGTGACGGTCTGCTCGTTGAGGTAGTGGTAGATCTGCCAGAACTGGGCGGCGGTCTTGTTCTCTGCGGTGCAGCTCTGTTGCCGATCTAGGGCGCGGGCCTCCAGGTGGCGTGCCAGGGATTCCAGATCACGATCGGTCCAGGCCGGGAACAGCGATTGGGTGGCCTTGGCCGCCGCCATGACCTGGGCGTGGCAAAGCACGATCCGGCTGTGACTGACGCCGCTCTGGGTCATGAACCGCTGTTCGTAGTGAGGGAAGGCCTCGAAATAGCGCTGCAGCCAGGCGTTCTCTTGGCACAGAACAGCGCGCAGGTAGCCCGCCAGTTGCTCGACCGGGATAGCTTTCAGGCGGTCGGCCAGAGGCTTGAGGTCGGGGCTATGGTGGTCCAGCGTCATGTGCAAATAGACGATCCTGGTCAGGATCGCTTCCGAGCCGTCTACCATGGTGTTCTGTGAGATACAGACCGCCCCCCGGAAAATCAGCGCCTCCGTATCACTGTTGCCCGACTTCACGCCGGTGACGCGCAGCTTGGCGTTATGGTCGAACAGCGGTTTGATTTCATCCCAGCTGTATTGCTCAGTCAGGGTGCGCCCCATGGCGTCGGTCTTTTCCCGGTCGGACTCTAGGAGCACCACGGGCATGTTAGAGACGGCAGACATGGCGCGGAGTAGACCGATGCCGGATGCGCCGTTGCCGCTGGGCTTGATGCCTTCCTCGTCCTTGCGGCCGATCAAGCGCCAGAGGAACCGAAGCAAGGTGGTCTTACCGGACCCGGCGACGCCGGTCAGTTCCAGGAAAGGCCAAGAGGATTGCGCGCTGCGGATCTGCTGGGCAAACAGGGTACCGGTCCACCAGGACAGCGCCGCCAGGCCGTTGAGGCTGAACACTGCGCGGAAGTCTGCGAACCAGGACGGGTCGAAGGCCTCGCCCTGGAAGACGGGGTAGCTACGCGCCGAGGTCTTCAAACCGTCGCCGCCAATGTCCAGAAAGCCATGGTCGTTGGTCATGATTTCCTTGCCTTTGTGGAAGCCGAAGGAGGGGTAGCAATAGGCGCCAGTGGCTTCGTCGTAGCCAATGAAGGGCAATGTGCGAACGGTGCTGGGGTTGCGTAACCACTCGCTTTTGAGCATGGCCAGCACCCGTTCGCCGCCTTCGAACATGCCGCCCGGGGTGCGCTCCAACAGGGCTTTCGTGAAGCCTCGCGGCTCGGTTATCGCACTCGGCGGCAGCGGCTCTTTGCAGTTCAGGCGGGAGTTCGGGAAGTCGAACTGGAAGAAGTAGCGCTGCTCGCCGGTGATCGCATCGCGCTCGATGTATTCGAAGCGCGGGACACAGTTGGCCACCTGGCTGATGGTTGTGTGTTTGGCGAACTCGGGCTGGTGTCCGTCCACGTCGTCGCCATCCAGATCTTTCTGCAACTCGGTGAGGTTCACCCGGGCCGAGTACAGGCAGTTGTCGAACTCGACCAGGAAGAACGGGCGCGGTCGCTTGATGTACAGCAGATAAGCCTTCTTCATCGGCGACGTGGCGCAGAACAGCCGGCCCCGGTAGCACGCTTCCTGCAGGAATGCGTCGTCCAGCTGGCCGTCGCGGTACACGTCGTCCCAGTCGCGCTTCTTCCCGTCGGCCCGCTGCCCGGCTAGGGCTACCCAGCCGATTTCCCCTCGTTTGCGGATCCCTGCCAGGTACTTAGGAATCACTGCATGGGCGGCTGGATCATCATCCAGGGCGATGACCCAGGTAATGAATTTCCCTTTGTTCTCTTCGAGGATTCGCCACGGGAAGTTGTTGCAGCTGATCGCGGCCACGGCCTTGAATCCGGCCAGGTGCAGCGCGATGGCATGGAAGATCCCTTCCACGATGTACACCCGGTCGTTCTTCTCGTAGGTCTGGCCAGTTGGCTCCCAGCCATCGCCCTTGTACGTCATCCCTTTGCGGATCCCGGCCTTGTCGCCTTCGTTCGTGGCCACGGCGCGGGCGTCGATGATCCGTTCCCAATAGCCGTTGCAGAGGGGGAAACGCACCGTGTCCGCCCAGGATCCGTTCGCCATCGGCCGGCGGCCCTGGGTGTACCAGCCCGCGATCTTGGAAATGTCGAAGCCGCGGCTGCGCTGCAGGTAGGCGTCGGCGGTGGCGTTGGGGTTCTCCGGCGTCGAAGGGAAGCGCTCGCTCAGATTCTCGAAGAGGTGGCGGTAGCGTTCGCGGGTTTTCTCTTCGTAACCACACTGGTTCAACCGGTTGCATTTCAACTGGTAGGGCTTGCTCTTGCTGATGTACAGCGAGCGCTTGCCGCAGCCCGGACATTCCCCTTTGTTCAGGTACTCGTCCGAGGCTTCGTGCGGTTTGAAGTCCAGTTCTCTGTCGTTCTCCAGGGCCGGGATCACGTCCTGGCGGTAGATATCTTCGAACTGCTCTTGGGTGCTGCGTGTGGTCATTGCCGGCCCCTTACTGCTTACCGGCCTTGCCGTTCGCTTTTTTCTCGGCGCGTACCCGTTGCGCCTGTTCGGCGGCCTCCATGGCCAAGTCGATCATGTTGATGAAAACCGTTCCTTTGGCTTCGCCCGGCCACTTTGGGCGGATCAGGAATTCGCCGCGCTCGATCTTGTTTCGCACGGTGCGTTCGTTGAGGCCAGCACGCCGCGCAAACTCGTTTGGCGTCACATACGGCGTGTCGATGGTGATCTGCATTCTGCTAACCTCCGCAGGGATATTTTCGGAATAAGTTCCTTACACGGAACCTATGTTGGTTCCTTAAGTGGAACCTGTCAAGAGAGGGGAAGAATGGATTTGCCAGCGAAGTTCAAGGCGATACGTGCCAAGGAAAAGCTCACTCAGGCGGAGTTCTGTGCCTTGGTGGAGATCAGCATCAGCAGTTGGAAGAAATACGAGGCATCCATAATCGACATGGGGGCCACTCCCCTCCTGAAAGTCACCAATCACCCCCGTTTCCTGAAGTACACGCTGTGGCTGATGACAGGGACCACGGCTCCAGCGTGCGGCCAGGTCAGCCCGGAGTGAGCCCGTGACGATCAGGAAGCTGGACGATGGCCAGTGGCTGGTGGATTGCCGGCCCGAGGGGCGCTATGGCCCCAGGATCCGGAAGAAACTGCGGACCAAGAACGAAGCACTGAACTTTCAGAACAGGATCATGGGCGACGGGGCCCGGGGCGAGTTCGAGAAGCGCCCGGCCCGCGACGAACGCCGGTTGTCTGAGCTGGTGCGGCTGTGGTTCTCATTGCACGGCCAGAACCTGAAAACGGGGGCCGAGCGGCTGCGTCTGCTGGAAGCGATGGCCGAGCGCATGGGCGATCCGAAGGCCTACCGGTTCGATGCCGCGATGTTCGCGCAGTATCGCGCCGAGCGTGCCGAGGGCCGGCACGTTCGATCCAGCGTCGGCAGGGGCCGGCGCAAAGGGGCGGCGGGTAAGGGCGTCGGTGCAAACACTCTGAACCATGAACTGGCCTACCTCAGCGCCGTTTTCAGCGAGTTGAGCCGGCTTGGTGAGTGGCGGGGTGACAACCCGCTGGCCAGCGTGCGCCCGCTGAAGTTCGACGACGCGGAGATGGTGTGCTTGGAGCTTGACCAGGTTGATGCGCTCCTGGACGAACTCAACACCCGGGACTCAGCGGCGGGGCTGATCGCCGAAGTCTGCCTATCCACGGGGGCGCGCTGGGGTGAGGCCGAGTCCCTGCAGGTGCGCCAGGTGCATGGCGGCATGGTGCATTACAGCCGCACGAAGTCGAGTAAGAACCGCTCTGTCCCGATCTCCAAAGACCTAGAGCGCCGCCTGTTGGCCGCGCTGCCATTCCGGAGCGGTTACAACACGTTCCGCCGGGCTGTTGAGGCTGTTGGATTGGATCTGCCGGAAGGGCAGCTTACACACGTCCTGCGGCACACGTTTGCGAGCCACTACATGCGCAACGGTGGCGACATCATCACGTTGCAGCGGGTCCTGGGCCATGCCTCGCTACAGATGACCATGCGCTATGCCCATTTCAGTCCTGGCCACATGGCCGAGGTGGTCCACCTGCACCCGCTCGCTGGACGGTGTGGACCTTTTGTGGACCAAGGCGAGGAAATGAAATCGGAAGGGGATGCTATTTCGGTGAGCCAGAAAGGCGAAAGCCGCGCAGTGCGCGGCTTTGAAGGTGGTGGGCCCACACGGACTCGAACCGTGGACCAAAGGATTATGAGTCCTCTGCTCTAA